CTTTTACGATAGAATCAAAAGAAGCATCTCTGGGGTTATTAATCCACAACCTTGGCTTATTAATTTATTTGGTGGAATTGGCACAAGTGCCGGCGAGAATGTAAGCAGTACAAACGCGCCAAAGGTCGCAGCGGTGTATGCTTGTGTAAATCTGATAGCGGACACTATCGCATCTTTACCCTTTAGAGTTTATAGAGAGACAGAAGAGGGCAGCGTATTGGCTCCGGGCTTAATCGATGATTTAGCAAGAAAGGCACCGAACGAGTACTATAATAGTTTTGATTTCAGAAAGGCGATGATGACTCAGTTACTATTGAGAGGGAATGCCTACATCTTGCCAATGCGTAGAGGTACCAACTTATCGGGTATGGAGCTAATAGATACCGATTTAGTGGAAATAGACACAACTAGCGGCGATCTTATATATCATGTTCACTTATCTAGTGGCGTTAGGTTAAGATTAGAGCCTAGCCAGATAATACATTTAAAAGCTTGGACTTTAGATGGAATTAACGGAGTTAGCCCGATAACGTACGCGAGAGAAACAATTGGCACCAATATGGCGGCCACAAAACACCTCGGCAGCTTTTACGGTCGCGGAGCTACTCCTAAAGGCATATTATCAATCCAAGGAACTATTAGAGATGCGGACAGAGTTAGACAGATAGGCCAGCAGTTCGATGCTCGATATTCTGGAGATAATGGGGCCGGATCAACTGCAATACTTACCGAAGGGGCAGAATACAAGCCGGTCGCTATGTCAATGCGCGAAAGCCAATTTTTAGAGACTCTACGCTTTGGAGTAGAAGAGATTTGCAGACTTTACAAAGTGCCACCGCATAAGGTCGGACACATGGAAGGGGCCGGGTACTCAAATAGTATTGAGGCCCAAAATGCTCAGTTTGTGACTGATTGCATACGCCCACTAATTGAGCAGATAGAAAATGAATTTAGCTTAAAATTATTGAACGGTAATCGCCGTTTTAACTTAGATATGAAAGCTTTGACTCGTGGCGATATAATGACACAAGTACAAAAAAACGTATCTTACTGGAACATAGGAGCCATAAGTGCAAATGAAATAAGGAAGTCAGAAGGCTTGCCACCCATACCGGATGGCGATACTTTCAACAAGCCTATGCACATGGAACCGCAAAACAATGAAAATGGACAACAAGGAAACCAGGAGCCTACCGATTCCTAATGGAGGAGGAGAAGGACGAAATATTAGCGGATACGCCGCAAACTTTCTCGAATATGACATGGGTACCTTTAGGGAACGCATCGAACCTACGGCTTTCAGAAATTTGGACGAGCACGATATCCATGCCTTATATAATCACGATTATTCTAAAGTCCTCGCAAGACGAAACAAAGGAGAAGGCACTTTGGACCTACGAATTGATGACGAAGGATTGAATTTCAATTTTGAGTTGCCAGATACTGCAACCGGTAACGAGGTTAGGGATTTGGTTCAAAGAGGCGATGTCAACCAAGCGAGCTGGGCTTTTACCGTAGATTCTGAGGAATGGACAGACGTAAGAAGTGAGAAGCCTTTGAGAGTGATCAAGGAAGTAGGCGGAATTTTTGATATATCTATAACGCCGAGGGGCGCAAATCCTAGCACTTCGGTGGCTCTTAGGAGCTTAGAAGCTGCGCAAGTAGAAGAGACTCCGGAAGTACCGGAAATTAAAGAACCAATAACAATTAGAAAAGTGGAAGAAAACACAGAAAACACCACAGAAAAAGAAGCTCGCTTTGTCGATGCTTCACAAGTTCAAGGCAAGCTCTCAAAGTCAGAGTCTAGAGACTTGAATAAATTCAACATCGTTAAGGCTATCAATGAAGCTCGTAACGGTAAATTGACTGGCGTTGAAGCTGAGGTCAACCAAGAAGGTATCAAAGAAAAGCGTGAGCTTAACCAAGAGGCAAGAGATATGCACGCGGTAAATTTACCAGAGATGGTTTTCCAACGTACTCAAAATGCTGGAACTGCCAACAAAGGCGGCGATTTAGTATTTACTGAGCCGGGCAGATATGTAGACTTCCTTTATCCAAATACTCCAATGCTCCGCAGATGCGCAGTTGCTGAGAACTTGGTCGGAAACGTAGACTTTCCTCGTCAAACTTCTAGTTACACATTGAATTTCCAAAGTGAGACTGGAACCGATACTGCTCAAGATATCACATTTGACAAAGTAAGCATGACTCCAAAGCGTGCGGTTATTACTTCATCTTTTTCAAATCAGTTACTCCGCCAAGAATATAGCCGCGGTATTGAGCAAAGAATCATAAACCAAATGAACTTAGCGTTCAACAAAGGTTTAGAGAATGCAGTATTGAATGGTACTGGATCATCTAACCAGCCTTCTGGAATCTATACTGAGTTAGCTGGTCAAGCTCTTACAATAGGCGCGGTATCTTATGACGATTTGGTTGATATGGAGGCAAATTTAGCTGCTAGCGATGCTCTTGAGGGCAACTTGGCTTATGTAGCTCATCCCGACGTAGTAGCTAAGTTGAAAAAGACTAAAGTTGATGCTGGATCTGGAAGATTCTTAGTTGAAGGTATGCTTGATCCTCAGCAGACTGCTAACGGTTACGCTATCGATAGCACGACTCTATCATTAAAAAATACTACTCCAGACCCAGACACTTACGGTTTGTTGTTCGGTAATTTTAACGATGTGCAAATTGGTTTCTTTGGTGGTGCTACTTTATTAGTTGACCCATACACTGGTATGAAGTCTTCTATCGTAGAGGTTAACCTTGAGAGATTCATGGATTGTGCAGTATTGCGCCCAGCATCTTTTGCAATCGCTACTGACGTAACAGTATAAAAAATGGCGAATACTATTGACTACACACCACAAGCAATTGACTTAAATTTAATTAAGTCTTTTTGTAGGGTGGATGGCACTTCTGATGATACTCTCTTGACGTTTCTATACGATGCGGCTTGTGAGGAGGCATTAAGTTATGCCCATGTAGTTTGTGGTAGCGCAACTATCACCGCGGATCAGTCATGGGCTAGCTCTTACGAGCTCCCATACTGGCCGTTGGGTAGTGTTACAAGTGTTCATGTATATATTGATGGCGTAAGCACTCAAGATACTGCATTTACTTTATTAGATGGGGTGATTACTCCAAGCATTGGACAAGACGGTGACCGTATGACAATAGTCTACACCGCTGGTTTTGCTACTATGCCTAAAGATTTACAACACGCTATTTATCAGCGTATAAAGTTCGGCTATGACTTTGGGGATGATATGCCCTATAATGTTGGCCCTAGATTTTTTGATCGTATTGTTTTTCGTTATCGCCGTAATTTTGCATGACCTTAGACAGAAAAGTAACCCTCTACCAGCCGACTATCTCAGTAAACAATAGCGGCCAATACAAGCGCAGCTATGCAAGCGAGGGGAACTTTTACGCTCAAGAAATTATACCAGACACCGGGAATGTCGGTACCGAGATTATGGTAAATGATCAAATGCAAAGTAGTATCATAGTTACTTGGCGAATGAGATACCAAACCGCAATCAAAGAGAGCTGGAAGATTGGTTATGATAGTAAGTATTATGACATCGTATCCATCGCCCCCGAAGGGCGGCTCCGTTTTATTTTAGTAAAAGCTAAATTACGAGATAATGCCACGCTCTAAATTTATCTACTTAGAAAGCCAATCCGGGAGGACTGAAAGCTTTGAGGACTTCAGAAAAAGACTTAGCAAGCTAGGAACTAGCGAAGGCATGAGATTTAGGGAAGTGCGAAAAGTATTAATGAAAGAAGCCCAACCTTTAGTAACAGAAGCGCGGCGGCAAGCTTACAAAAATAGCAAATCCAAAGCTAGAAAAAGGCTTAAAAACGTAAGGGGCGGAGAAATGTTTTTAAATTTATATGGCTCCATTGGTAAGTGGGCTAACAAAGGAACAGAAAAAGCTTACGTTGTTGTTAGCTTACGATCTGAAAGCAAATCACCAGCCGGCGCGTTTTATGCGAAATGGTTTTTAGGTGGTAATGATAAATTTAAGGCTAAAGATTATATCGGTAAAGCGGTACGAAATACAAACGTAGTTGAAAAAGCGCAAAGGATGATGCAGAAACACATCCAAAAGCGCATAACTTCGATACTACGATGAATTACTTACAATATGTTTACGATGCGGTAGATGCAGCAACTGCAAAA